AAGAATCAAAACAGCTATGTCGTTACCGTGGGCGGCATGGCTATCTCCCAATCAGACATTGACGCACTCGACGCCGCGATCGTATCCGGCGCGCTCTCGGTCGAATTCGACGGCCGGCGCATTACCTACCAGAACACGGCGCAGCTAATCGCTGCCCGGGCACATGCGGTGCAGGTCGTCAGCGGTAGCCTCCGGCGCACCGTTCCTTACATCTTTGGCTACCGCTTCACAACGAGTCGAGGCGACTGATGGCGAACTTCATTGATCGCGTCATCGGCTTCGTCAGCCCGCAAGCCGGCATCGCGCGCCACTTTGCGCGCCGCCAACTGCAGCGCGCGTACGAAGCTGCCAGCCCCCGCGACACCTGGCGCCCACGCCGGGCTGGCGCGAGCGCGAACGCCGATCACCAAGCCGATGCCAAAGCGCTGCGCAGTAAGGCGCGCGCTTTGGTGCAAAACGTCCCGTACATTTGGGCTGGCATGGATGGCCTTGCGGTGGCGACGGTCGGCGCGGGCATCATCCCGCGTGCCACTGGACTCGAGAAAGAAAAGATCAACGAGCTGCTCACTGCCTGGTTCAAGGTGTGCGATGCCGATGGTCGCTTTGACTTCTTCGGGTTCGTGAAAGCCGCCTACGTGGCCATGGAGCAGGATGGTGAAGTGCTGGTGCGCATGCGCACCCGCAGCGCTAGTTCGCGCATGGCTGTACCGCTCCAGCTGCAGCTGCTTGAAATCGACTGGCTCGACAGTGCTCGGTCGGGCACCCTCAACGGCAATTCAATTATCAACGGCATCGAGTATGACTTGCTCGGCGCAGTGGCTGCGTACTACCTATGGGACCAGCACCCTGGCGATGTCGCCGCCGTACGTGGTCGGTCGCAGAGCCAGCGCGTGCCGGCGAATCAGATCATCCACCTTTTCAACCCGGACCGCCCAGGGCAGGGCAGGGGCTTCACGCGGCTGGCACCAGTGATCGCACGCGTGCGCGACCTGCAGCTGTATGAAGACGCTGAGATGTCGCGCAAGAATCTGGAATCTCGATTGTCGGTGCTGGCCAGTGGCGACATCGCTGGCGCGGAGAACCCGGCCAGCATGGGCAACGCAGGTGAGGGCCAGTCAAGCAACCATCACGACCTGGGCGAGCTGGGCGGCGGCAACATCGTCGGCATGCCGCCAGGGATGAACTTCACGGTCATTGAACCGAAGGCCGCGCCAGGCTACGTCGAGTACGTCAAGTTTCAGCTACACCTGATCGCCGCCGGTATCGGTGTGCCGTATCACCTGCTGACCGGCGACATGAACGAGGTAAACTTCAGCAGCGCCCGGGTGCGCCTGCTTGACTTCCGTCGCGCAGTCACTCAGATGCAGTGGCTGACTCTGATCCCGAAGCTGCTAGTGCCCATCCATGATGCGTTCATCGAGCATGCGTACTTGGCTGGCCAGATCAAGTCGCGCGACAAGGCGGTCGACTTCAGCCCGCCGAAGTGGGATTACGTGAACCCTGAGGCGGACGTTAAAGCCGACCTCGCCGAGATCAGTGGTGGCCTGTCGAGCTTCAGCGAAAAGCTGCGACAGCGCGGCTACGACCCAGAGGTCGTGTACACCGAGCTCGCGAAGGACATCGCCAGGCTGAAGGAATTGGGAATTCTCGAAACGATGCTGTTCATGCAGCGTGGGAATATGCCGACGCCGCCCGCCGAAAGTGCTGCCAAATGACGCACCTGCATATGGCCACGGCCGTTTCGACCATTCGCGTTTATGACGGCCCGGGCGGCTACGAGGCGCGTCGAGCGTACCTGGGAATCATCACGGTGAGTCACCTAACCGACACCACCGTGTACGTGCATGGTGCCGTCGGACAGATCGATCGTGTGACATACGAGCGCGCACTGAACATGCTCAGCGACCTCGGCGTCACCAAGGTGATGTACGAACGCCGCGGGCAAATGAAAACCATCGAGCTGGAACCAATCAACAAGGCTATCTAGAAATATGGCGATCACCCAGCAAGCAGTAAAACTCCGCCCGAATGAGGCATATAACGGCGGATCGTCCGGCCTGCGTACCTGCTGGCACAAATTTGAATTCGATGCACCTTTTGACCAAGTGCAGCATCTGATCGGCAGTAAAGTCGTATCTGGCACGCCAGGGACTTACAAGGTGCAATTCGCTGTGACTGACGCTATTGCCGTCGACACCGTGAATAACGCATGGGTTCCAATGCGTGCGGGCGTGGCGTATAACGACAAATCCGCGAATGGCTGGAAGGATGCAACATTTGGTGGGGCTGCGACGAAGCAAATCGGACTCGCGCCAAACGTTGGGAATAATAACGGTTGCATCCACATGTCGACTGACGTGATGGACTTGGCGAGCGTGCCACGGGCTGACGGCAAGCCGGGCGGTATTCTGCTTGTCAAAGTAGTTCAAATTGATTCAGCCGGCGGCTATACGCAAGGCAGCAGTAACAGCAGCGCGTGGGATGGCGCACGAGGGACTCAACCATGGTTTCGCGAGTGGTTCTGTAACGCTAGCAGCAATGTGGACGGCATCGCCAATTTGAACACGCTGCCGTCTGGCACGCCGTTCAACGGCGACTATGTGTTCCCCGGCACCCCGATCGTGACCAGCACGGCGTCAACGCTCTCCACGGAGCTGCTTTTATTCACGGGTGATAGCCGCAAGTCTGCTGCGTACAACATCAATCGGTTTGCCAGTCCGGCGCGCATGGCGGCCATGTCGCTCAGCACCCCGGCTCGGCCAATCAGTACCGCCAATGCTGCCGGCTCGGGGCATACGCAAGCAAACTATCTGCTGCTGGCTCTGGACCAAATCGACGCAGGCGTGCGGCCTACCGTGATCCACCTACCTGGGTTCAGCCAAAACGGGTTTTCCTCATTTGCCAATTTCAAGACGGCGAATGATAATTTCATGGCAGCGGTGCGTGCGAAGCCGGGCCTTGCCAGCGTCAAATTCGTATTTGACACTGACTATTACGTGGGTGGGTATAACGCGGCGACGGAAGCCGCTCGCCAGCAGTGCATCGCGTACGCTAAGTCCCTGGCAAACGGTACGACCGTGTTTTGCTTCGACAGTGATGCAATCATCACTGACTACACAAACCCGAGCGCCCCTACATTCAAATCCGCATATTTCACATCGCCGAATTTTATTGGCGGTGATGGCGTTCACGCGGGGCCCACGGGCCTCGATGCGATGACATACGGGGATGGCACCACACCGGGCTTGCAATCGGTTTATCGAACTGCATTCGGTCTGGATACGCCAGCCGCTGACACCACCGCGCCTGTTATGACAGGGGGCATCACGGTCAGCGGTCAAACCTCGAGCGGCTTTACCCTCGCATGGCCTGCTGCAACCGATGCCGTGGGTGTAGCCGGGTATGAGGTCGACAACGGTAGCGGCACTTACGCCAGCGTTGGCACCGCGCTGACACTCGCCGTAACCGGCAAAGCTGCAGCGACTGCCCATGCTGTCCGGGTGCGCGCGAAGGATGCCGCCGGCAATTACGCGACGCCGATTACTGCTACCGCTACAACATTGGCGGCCGCCGACACCACCGCCCCGGTAATGGCCGGCGAGATCACGGTGTCTTCTATCACTACGTCGGGCGCTACGCTGTCGTGCCCGGTAGCGACAGATGCTGTTGGCGTTGCGGGCTATGAATACAGCATTAACGGCGGCACGAGCTACAGCGTCATCGCTAACGCAGCTCGTTCGGTCACGGTTTCAGGTCGACCTGCGGGCACTGCGCACCCCGTCCGGATGCGCGCGTTCGACGCCGCCGGCAACCGCGCCACGCCGCTGTCAGCAAGCTTTACCACGCTGGCCGAGCAGCCTGCGCAGAATGCGGTGGCGGCCTCGAAGGTGGCGGAATCCCGCCGGGTCGCGTTCCCGGGCGGCACTCGCGTGGTGGCATTTGGCACTGTGCCGAGTGCGGTCACGCCGAACGCCCCCTCCCTAGAAGCAGGGCGGTGGTGGAGCGAGAAACACCCGCTCGATGAGCGCTACTGGGTGGCGGACATCACGATCGACCTGGACGAGCGCGGCACCACCGCGACGTCCGTTGTCGCAATCGAGGCCGGCGTCACCGTGCTTGAGCAGCCTGTCATCCAGGGCAAGCTGATCCTGGTGAAGCTGGGTGGCTTCAATGCAGCAACGGGCGCGGTCAACTTCTGTACCTTTCGCGTCACATGCGCGAATGGCGAGCGGTTCGACCGCACGATCTGGTTCAAGCAACCGGTTGGGGCGTGGTGGATCAATAAGGATGCCGACGACCAAAGCTACTACGTGGCCGATATCGGCAACGACCTGATCGACAGCGGCACTACCGCTACTGGTGTCAAAGCATTTCCGGTCGGTGTGGTTGAGCTTGTGCCGGCTGTGATTCAGGGTTCTTTGTTACTGGTGAAACTGGGCGGGATGGACACGCTTCCGGCTGGAGTCAATTACTGCGATTTCCGCATCGACTGCGCCAACGGCGAACGCTTCTACCGAAGCATGCAATTTAATAGGGTTGATAACTGATGATCGATGCTTCCAAATTTCCGAGGATGCCGGTAGTACCCGTCGCCGATGTTGGCCAACCACCACCCGACCGGATCGAGAGCATAGCGGTTGAGCGGGAGAAAACTAAGTTGGGCTCCCTGGACAGTGCGCAGAATGGTGGTCTGGCACTGAAGACAATGGCTCTCAAGGACGGTCGCTATTACGTTGTCACCGCTGGCAAGTAGCTGCTTAGAAATTCTTCTCAGCTTTTAAAGAGTTGAGAATCGGAAATCCGCATTATGCGGATATGACGACGCCAACCACT